TCATTCTTCCGTGCCCCACACCGTACCGTAAACCGTACAGGAAGAGGCAACGTCGAGCTCTAAAACGTTGTTCACCGCGGCCGACAGGTACCCATTCCGCAGATCCGGCGGCTCGTTCGGAGAGGTCATCGAGCACGAGACAACCGCGAAGTTCGTTGCACCGTCGTTCAGGTACACCGCCCCGCTTGCCGTGCTGATACCGAACGTCCACCCCATCAACCGGAACCTCTTCCCCGCCGCCGGCGTCCAAATCGCCACCGGCGTCCCTGCCGTCACAACCACCCCCTTGACCGCCTTAAACACCGTGGGAGTCCGCTCTTGCTCCGCTACTCCCGTCCCTTCGTTGATCAGACCCGCGCTTACCAAAAGCTGGCCCAGCCGATCGAAAAAGAATCCCGCCATCGTCAGAACCTCCCCTACCCGTTTCCTCTGCCGGCCCGTGGGCGCGGCTACGGTCACTCGTCGTTGCTCGCCGCTCTCCGCTCCGCTGCGCTCCGCTCCGCCCTGCTCGCGCCTCCTCGCCACCTTCGCCGCGCGCAAGCACCGGCCGCCGTGGGCACCCGAGGCGCCCACCGCGGGACAAGCACGACCAGGCCCCCGCCGATCCTCTCCCCGGCCAGAACGCTCAGCCGCGCCGTGGGCGCGGCTACGGGCGCTCTCTGCGCTCCGCTCCGCTCTCTACGCTCCGCTGCGCTCCGCTTCGCCCCGCTCCGCTGCGCTCCTTTCGCCACCTTCGCCGCGCGCAAGCACCGGCCGCCGTGGGCACCCGAGGCGCCCACCGCGGGACAAGCACGACCAGAGTCCCTACCCGCCCGTCTTCGCGTAGCTATAAAGCCCGCTTGCCGATAGACCAGTCACCAGACCCACCAGAATAGCCCCGGGTAGCGGCGCTCCCATCAGCGCCGCTAACCCCAGGTTGAACACCACCGCGACCCCCAGCGCGATCGCCGGCCAGAAATGCGCCGCCAGAGTCGGAAACGTGACCTTGAACAACTGCACCAGCGCCAACACCACCGGCACCCCCGCCAACCCATAGAACGACACCGGATCCACTTTCCTACCCTCCCGTAGAAGTACTTCGCCGACAGACCAAACGGCCGCGGCGCCCGCGCCCGTCAGTACACCCCGACTATCATGGCATCCGCGTTATTGTGGTGATCGAAGAAGATCACCGCCAGGACGGAGCCAACAACCATCGTCCCCGAGCTAATCGCCCGCGACACCGGCACGCTTCCGATCGGAGCATCCGGCGACCGCGCAAGAGTGATCGTCGCGGTATAGGTCCCCGAATCGAAGCTCACTAAATTCGCCTGACTCCGATAGATCGGAGGCTCGTGCTGCGTCGCCTTCGCTCGCTTCGCGTGGTGCGCGCTCGCCGACGTTCCCGCCGAGCTGCCCAGCCGCGGCAACCGCCGCCGTCCGTCCGTGACCACCCCTTACCACCTCCACCCCACCAGGGGGCATCGCTCGCTCCGCTCGCGGGGGCTGGGGGCAGGGGGACCGGAGAAACCCCGGTACCCCAACCCCCAACCCCCAACCCCCAACCCCCGTTCTCAGTGTGTCCCCTCCAGGTAGACGGTCTGAAAGTACCGCCCACTTTCCCGCTGCCAGACGGTCCGCAAACCCGAAACGACGAAGGGAGTCGCGTTCAAAGGCGACGTCGGAATAGTCACCTCAACCACGTCGCCGACCTCCAGCCCCGGATTCGCGTAACAAACGAGATGGCCACCTCGCTGCTCGCCTTCGATCAACCCGGCCAGGTTCGCCGCGGCCGAATCCGTCAAAGCCTGGGTCGTCAACGTCTTGTCCGTCAGCCGCGCCAGATGATCCCGCCACGCCAGCCCAATCTCATCCCAATTCCGCGACGTGCTGACCGTCGTCTTGCCGGCCACTAGCGCCCCCGTTGCGCTCGGGATCGTCGTAACCGCTATCTCGCTTTGGACAACCGGTTGACCCGATCCGCCAAACGTCCAAACCACCCCGTTCGCCAGCAATCCATACACGCTCGCCCGACAACTAACCGAGTCCCAGCCGGAACCGTCGACGCTCGTTAAGAAGGTCCCGAAGGTGAACACGACGCCGGCCAGGTCCGCGATCCGCCGGAGAATCAGCGCCAAGGCTTCCCCCGCGCGCACCAGGAAGGTTGTCGGAGTCAGGCCAGTGAGCGCCGCCGGGCTCGCCGTGACCAGGTCCCCCGAGACGTGCCACCACATGCCCCTGGCCAGCCGATCCGCCGTCACGCCGGCGTACGTTACCGCCGACCGGTACACCATCTCCTCGAGCATCCCCCAGGCATCCGTACACTCGAAGGTCACCAGCGGAACGCCCGTCCCCACCTCGTCATGGAAGATCACCGCGGTAACCCACCAGGGCGATTGATACACCCGCTCGTCACCGGCCACGGTGTGATAGCCCAGGTTCACCACTACTTGTGACCACGGCCGCAGCGCGAGATACGCGCCCGACTGGCCCGCCGTGCTCAGATAGCCGGCCGTATTGAGAACGGTTATCAACGCCTTGCCGGGATGCTGGATCGTACGCTCGTCCAGGTCCAAACCGTAGATCTGATCCTGAGCGAAGCTCACCCGCTGGCCGGTCGCGTAGTCGGCCGTGTCCGCCGGACAGCTCCACACCCCGTTGGCGGTGATGAACCACCAGGACGGAGAAGCAAACCCATCCCGGAACACCCGAACGCCCTTCGTTCCCGCGTTCTGCCAGGGCACCGCCCCACAAAGCTGGTCGTACTGGGGAGTGAACGCGACGAAGGGATAGACCACCCCGGGAGACGGCGGCACTTCCGACCAGGTCAACACCCACCGTCCCGCCGTCCCGATCGGCGCCGAGATCCGGGCGTTCTCATAGGTGTAGTTCGCCGTCGAAGAGGTCTGCCAGACGGTACTCACCGCGCCCCAGCCGGTGGATGGGCTAAATACCGCTACCTGGATTTCCGAGACTGAGCCGTAACACATCATGACCTTCGACGTGCCATCCACCGGGTCATAGCCCGCCCCGATCGTCACCGCGAGGTGAATGCCACCCAGCGCGACGCCGGCGCTAAACGCGCTGCCGGTCCAGTGCGTCTCGTAAATCTCGGCGTCCTCGCACGCGTAGAACAACCGTTCGGTCGGGTCCGCCCCGTCCGCCGCCAGACCGCCAATCGCGTTCACCACCGCCAGCACCGTTGTCGCCGCGCCCCACGCCGACCCCGACCAGGAACTCCGCTGAATCGTGACCGAGTCGTTCTTGACCCAGTAGAGCGTCACCCCGGCCGCGTTCCCCCGCAGCGCGATCGGCACCGATCCGCCCGGGTTCCACGCCGTCGACGACACCAGCGCCCACGTCGACCAGGCCGCGCCCACCCCGGGAGTCACCACCTGCGCGTACACGTTCGACCCGCTCAGATAGCAGCGCGCGATCTGCCCGGTACCGGTCCAGCAGGCGTCAAAGATCACGTCGCCCTCGACCCCGCTATACACCGACGCCAACCCGCTCAGCCGCGGCGCTTCCGGCGGATTGTCCGACACCAGCACCGACACCGCCGGCTCCAGGTCGTACCCCTTCACCGCCGCCTGCAACGTCGCCGACAGCGTCCTCACGTCAGCACCCGGCCCACAAATACCCCGACCAACACCCCGACTCCCACGCGAACACCATCAGCGCGGCCACCACGGCCAGGAGGACCGCCACCGCGCGCAGCTCCGCCCGCGTCACGCCCGATACCCCCCGTCGTCGTCGCGGTCCTCAAGCCGCACCTCACGCGCCGGCTCGTCTTCCTCGTACCGATCCCGCGCCACTTCGAGCTGGGGAAGCTCCCAGCGCGTCACCGGCTCCGGCTGGAACCGACACGCCACCGCCCGCGCGATTGCTTCGGTTGTCGGAGTGAGCGCGTACACCGCGCTCGGAGAGTAGTACTGAGTCGCCGAGACCACCCCCGGTTCCGTGCCCGGTACGTCGATCCGCAGCAACCCCGCCCCCGCGATCGTCGCCTCAGACACCCATCCCGCCAGCCGTCGCCGACCCATAATCTCTAAAATTGCCCAACCCTCGAACTGATCTTCGCCGGTACTCACCGCAAAACCTTTCCGCGCGAAAAGTCGCGCTACCTATAATCCGCAGCTCCCCGAACATTCCTCATCCCAGGAGCCCGACTCGCCGAAGCTCGCCGCGCCGATCGGCACGAGCTGCCGACTCAGAAACAGCGGATACGGCGGCCGCCGATTCCGAATCGCCGCGTCGACCGCCACCGCCCGCGGCCCGTCCTCACTGCGCAAGACGTCGCGCCACTCCGCCCCCGAATGGAAAGGGCAGAAGTAACACGCCGACTTCACCGGGACCGGAAGCGCGCGCTCGGCGAGCCAGGATTCGACGTCGGCCCGTGACATCCCCATCTCCACCAGCGGCCACCGATGCGCCAGATACCGCACGTCCGCCGGCTTGATCCGCGTCGCCTCATCCGTCGTGATCCCCAGCAAAACCTCGCACACCCCGCCACGCTCCAAACGGCCACGCACCCAGCGACGCACCGGACGCACCTTCCACTCTTTCGTACACTGCCGACGCAGCCGACCGCCCCGGAGACGCTCCGTCTTGGTGAACGCCGGTATCATCACCACGCGCCCGTCCAGGAAGCGCGGCCGCTCCGCCCGCACGGTCACCACCGACACGCCCCGCGACTCCAGCCACGGACCCCAGGTCTCAGCGAACTGATAGGTCGAGCTCCGCTCATGCGTGGTATCCGCGTGTACCGCCGCATCCACCCGGTCAATCCCCAGCGCGAGCAGCCGAGGCTCGCCGAGAGCCACCATCGCCGCCAACGCCCAGCTTTGCCGGCCCCATCCCAAACTGATCACCCGCACCCGATCCCCTCCCCGGTCCCCTAACCCCTGATCCCTAACCCCCGGTTCCCCGGTCCCCCAATCCCTAACCCCTAACCCCTAACCCCGCGGCGCCACAGCGCCGCTAGATCTTCCACCAGTCACTCGCCACCTGACCCCACTGGGGAACCGGTAGCCCCGCCGTCGCCAGGTCCGCCCGCACCCGCTCCAATTCCCGCACGTACTCCTTCATCTGCTCCGTGGCGAACGCCGCCAACCCACGCGGAGTCCAACCGGTCGCGTTCAACCTAGCAGCCGTATAACGCGTGCTACTCCGCGCCGCGTAGGCCACCGCCCCCAGGACAATCAATTCCTCGTGCTCTTGCGGGATCGTCGACGTGGCGTTGCTCAGCGTGTGCCCGCTCGCATACCAGATCTTCAACGGGTCCGCCGCCAGCGGTGGATCCCCCGTCGAAAAGTAGAGGCTTCCCCCTTCCGGAATCTCTTCCCGAAAGATCAAGTACTGCGGTGGGTCGTGATCGATCGGATACTCCGCCCGCATCGCGTACAGATAACCGGTCGGCAAAGGCGAGCCCACCGACTGGCGCCGGGTGTTATTGTTCGCGTCGGCCAAAACCGTGATCGTCACGTTCGACACAACCGGCGCGATCCGCTGGAAGTCCGCCACCGCGTGCGCGATATGGCGATCGATCTCGGTCGTGGCCCACAGGTACGCCGTCGAGTCCAGATCCTTCAAATCGTTCCGTACGTTCGTTTCCATCGCCGCCAGCAGCGTTGACCCCATCGCCTACCCCATCTCCGGCAGCCCGAGCTGCTCCCCACCGCGCACCCGAGCCCCAACCCGACCCGGGCGACGCGCCTCGGCACACGCCGGACACCAACAGCTATAGTCAAGGAACGCATTAACCCGGTACACCTGCCCGGACACCGGGAGCGGATCGAGCAGAACGTGCCCGCAGCGACGGAAGTACAACCGCGCGCACAAGACCAACGGAAGCCCCAACCCCATCGCCTACCCCCGCGCGTGCGGACGACGCAGGACGATGCACACCAGCACGTCCCCCGGACCCTCGACGACCGCCCGCAAGGTCTCACCGGGACTGACCAGCCGCCCATCTCCGAGACGGAACACCGAGCTAACCTCACTCGGAACCCCGTCAACCGTGGCAAGGGTAGACCACAGCCCCCCACCGTCTGCCCAGTCGACTCCAACGCGCACCACGAGAGCAGACTCGCTCGGCTCAACCCGACGCACGAGGACCGCGACAACCTCGCTCTCGACCCCGATCAACCACGCGCCCGCCTCGCTCCCCTTCCCAACCCGCCGACCGTGCAACTGCTCCAAGTGGTACGGACTGTCCAACTGATCAAGCCGCAAAGGCTCGTCGACCTCAATCGCCGTGAATCGCGTATGGCTTGGCATGTAAACTCTCCTTTACGGGCCCCCGTAGGGGAGTCCTCCATTCATCCCGATATCGGTAGGGGCAGGCCCCCGTGCCTGCCCTGCTCGCTCCACCGCCAAAGAATAGGGCGCTCGGTAACCGCCACCGAGCGCCCCAAATGCCGACCGAGAAGACCCACCCCGGCCAGCCAGTCCCCCGCCGTCATCGCGAGTGGCGCGCGAAGCGCGAGGATCCAAAGAACCGGACGTGCTGCGCGCTGGCAACGGCCGCCGCGACCGAAGGAAGTCCCCGGGGGGACTGCCCCCGCCAGACCCGGCCACCCCGCGGCCGTTGGCGAAGGGCGCGCGCCGCGGCCCCGCCAGACCGAGCCACCCCCGCGCGCGCCCGAGGACGACTCGACAGCCGCGCTCGGCTTAGCTCGTCGGCAGCGCCGCGAAGGCCCCACGATAGTCCAGCCACCCCAGCCCGTAAATGTGCCGGACCTTGTAGCTGATCGCGTCGTTCGTGAAGACCTGACCCTGAGTCGGGTTGTCCTGCACCAATAGCTCCGGCTCTTCGCGCCCGTTAAGGAATCCAATCTCGATCGACTCCACCTGGGCCGGATCCGCCATCAGGTACCACTGGTACGCCGTGGTGAACTGCGGAACGACGATCGGCATGACCGCCCCTTGCAGCGGGTTGATATCGTTGTTCGCGCTCCCCGTCGCGTACTGGCTCTGCGTAATCACCGCCGCCGTCCAACGCAGATCCGGCGGCACCAGGAGGTACCGACCCCGTACCCCGATCCGCTTCCCCGCGGTGTTTTGCATCTTCTCCAAAACGATCATGGCCGTTTCCAGGCTCGACGAAGCCAAATCCATCGCCGGCGTGGTCGCCGAGGTGTTGCCCTGGTGATTCGTCGCGTCAAAGACGTGGAAGGTATCCGACATCGCCGGACCGGTCCCCGCGCTCTGCGTGAACAGGGTCGCTACCTGCTCGTTCACCGTCACAACCGCCGCGTGCGCGACCTTCGTCGGAATCCGCATGATGGCGTGCAAGTCGTCGTTCAAGAACGCTTCGAGCGTCACAACCACCAGGTTGCCGAACTTGCTCGGCGTGTAGTTCTCCCGCGCGTCGCCCCAGGCCAGGTTCGTGTACGCGCCATCTTCGGCCACCGTGGAGAGGCTCGCGAAGTCGTTCAACCGGATTCGGTTCTGTTGCTTCATGTCCGTCACCGGTACCTTGATGGTGAACGGCTCCCACCACTTCGGCTGGGCCTGGTAATCCTTCACCAGACGCTTCGTCATGCTGTTAAGCACGACGTTCGCTATCCCGCCCGTCGTCACTTCGTTCGCTTCACGGACAATCGCGTCCTGCGAGAACTGGTACGCGCCGGTGAAGTACTTGTCTCCGGTCACCAGGATGTACGCCTCCCGAATCCCGGTCAACCGCGGCACGTTCGCCAGGTGCCCGGGGACGTCCAACCCGAATAGCCGGTCAAACGCCGCTTGCAAACGCTCGCCGGGCGCGATCCCCTGTGGCCGGCCAGGATCGAGCACGGGCGCCCCTACCCCTCGAATCGAAGACTGCCCGAAAACTTCGCCCAGCATGCCCTTGAGCCCGGCAATGGCCGTGTCCACTTCCGTGGACTCAAAGACGCGCTGCGCGAACTGCGATCGGAGCATCGACTGGGCCGGCGCCGGCAGGCCCGAACTCATCAGCCGCGCCTCGAGGACTTGCGCCGCGAGTTGCTGACGCAGAGGCAACGTGGCCCGATCCACCAGGGCCGCCAGCGCCGACTCGGATACACCGATCCCAGCCGGAACGCCCGCCGAAGATCCCGATCGATCCCCACTCGCGCCCACAGAACCGACCGCCGCGACCGCCGTCGACTCCCGCACCTGGACCGTTTCCCCAACCCGGTCCCCAAATCCCTGACCCCCGACCCCCGTTCCCCCGGACGGTTGAACCACGGTTGAACCGACATTCCCAGCCTCACCCGGCGCGCTTGGCGCCGTCCGCGTAGGATCCACCGCATTACCCTCCCCAAATAGCTTCAACGTGGCATAGTCGGCCCCAACCGGCCGCTCCGCCTCTAAGACGCGATCGAAGGACCCGCCCGCGCTCGGACGCACGACCAAATCCCCGGAGTTCACCGCGGTAATCGAATGCACGTGCCAGCGCGCCCGCCCATCCGCGCCCGCCTTCGCGGGCGAGCGGAGGACCCGCCAGTCCGCCGAAATCCCGACCGGAGGAGACGCGCGCCCCGCGGCTTTCGCCTCGATCGACTCGCGCACGGTCGCGAAGACCCCGTGATCGTTCGCGCCCAACTTGAGCCGCGCTCGAATACCGCGCCCCGGAACGAACGTCGCGCCCTCGTAGACGCCCACGAGATCCCGAAGGCTGCGCGTGCCCGCCCGGGTCAAATCCAGCGCCGTAGGATGATCCAGGAAGGCCGGCGCGCCTTCCCACAACGGAGTCGCGTCTCGCAAAACGCTATCCGTGTAGATCATCCCGTTGTTACTCACGCCCGGCCGGGCAATCGTCACTTCCACCACGTGAGCGGCCGCGTCGGCAATCGTCGCTTCGCAAACCCCCGACTCCCCCCCGGCCAGAACCGCCATATCGGCTTCCTGCACGTCGCCGCCGAACTTCACCCCGTGCCGATGCAACGCCCGAATGATCCGATGCCGCGCCTCGTCCCGCTCGTAGTCGTCCAGGCCGTGCGTCTTATCGAGCATGTCCCAGGCGAGCTTGGCGTGATCGGCATCGTGTAAGGGAAGCTCACGCTTCCCCGGTACCGCGAACTCGGAGTCGCGCAGCTTCGCCCGCTCCTCAACCGTCAAAGGTGGCATCCTACCTCCCTGGTAAAAACCCGCTATAAAATAGCGGCCGATTCCCTACTTCCACTCCGAACCAGTGTCCGGCGCGTCGCCGAGGCCCGAGTACTTCCGAAGCCGCGCCATGATGTACTCGCGGGAGGACCCCGCCGAGGTACCCGGCCCATCCGGCGAGTCGCCGAACTTGCGCCCGTCGTCGTCGTCCTTCCCGTACTCCAACGGCACCGGCCGGTTTGCGTGCTGGGCCCCGAGAAACAACCCTTCCAGCCGATCCGCGCCGGTCCCGCTCGCCGTCGAACACGCGCCCGCCATCCCGCCGACCGCACCACCCGCCGCCGGCTCATTCGGCCCATAGCCGTACACGGTCGGGTCGAACCGCTCGGTATCCGAGGCCGAGTACCCGTCCGGATCCACCGTCCCCAGCGTGACCTCCGTGTACGGATCGATCGACGGCGGCCGACTTGCCCGACGCTCGAGCTTCTCCGGTAGTGACATATCGTGACCTTTCCGCGCGGAAAGCCGCGCACCATCAACTCGCTACAGCATCGCCGCGGGATCACCCGGCCCCATCGGCCCGGCCGGCGGTGGTAACGGTTCCTGAGCCCGTGGATCACTCCCAGGCAACACCGATCTAGCGAGCTTGGGGCGTTTCGTCGGATGGGACCCGTTCGAACTTGGACTCGGCAAGCTCGCGGCTTCTCCAACAAAGTGCGCGTAGAGCGCGGCAGCGTCCGCGTTCGAAACCCAGCCGCGATCGACGGCCGCGCCGAGCGAGTCACCGAGCGCTGCCATCGTCTGCCCAACCTGTAGCCCGACGTCCGGCTGTAACTCCGGGAACTCGCACGCGATATCGCCGACGCCCACGTCGACGAGCCCGCGCGACCGGAGCGCGTCCGCTGCCATCGTGCGCAGACACCAACCAAAGTAAAGCTGACGCTGCCGGTAGTGCTTGTAGGTCGGTTCGGCCATCTCGCTCGCCGTGCCCCGCGCGGTATGCTCGGCTTCGGCCAGCCAGAAGAGCGGAATGCCGGCTCCGGCTGCCACCATCAGCCGCAAGGCCAATCCGTCACCGGCCACCTGATCCGCCCGGATCTGAGGCTGCACCGCGGTCCACACCTCGTTTTCATTCGAAACGATGATCGAACCCGGATTCGGAGGAACGGCAAGCTCGGCTTGCCGGCGGAGGATCTGTTGCGCGCTCGCGCCCTTGATCGTGACCTGCCACAGAAACGCCGTCCGGTACTTATTGAGCCTGACCCGGTCGGTCAGCCAATCCCGGTAACGCCTGAGCCAGGGCAGCAAGGGAGTCAAGTCGGACTGGCCCCGAACGACGCCGGCCGGCCGGTTCACCGCGAAGTGGCGCATCTGGTCGCGCTCCCACCAGCGGCCTTCAGTTTGCACGGCGGACGGGTAACGCATCAGCGTATCGGGAGTCATCGGTTGCGCGGTCTGGTGGTAACGAAGCTCGTCCGCCAGGTCGTCCGGATTCGTTTCGATCCGGTCAATCAACGAGGCGGGAACCAGGCGCACGTAGCTGGTCCCGTCGAAGGGATTGACGTGGCGCGAAACAAATAGCTCGCCATCCATCGTGAGCGCGGCCAGGAACTCGAACTGCCGGACCTCCATGGCGTTGAGCGGATGATCCCACCAGAGATCTAGCTCGGCCTGGATCGTCGGATCGGTACTCGACAGTCGCACCCCATCGCCGATGACGTGCTCGACTTGGAGCTGCACCAGACGAAACGCGATCGGGTTCTCCCGGTAGGCGGCCACCGCGGTATTCAGGTTGTCGATGGTTTGAGCCCAGGTGAGCTCGCGCATGCCGCCAGAGATCAACGAGCGCCAACCCCGGTCTTCGTCCATCAACGATTGCGCCAACTCGCCGGCTTCCGCAACGTCGGCCGGAACGGTGAAAGAATCGGGAGTCGGACTCATGACATCCGACTCCCCTGAGGCAGTGGGGGCCGGACCCGAGCCGGAGCTTGCCCTCGGCTCGGACCCTTCCAACGAGAACAACCGGCGCCACCAACTTACCATCAGAAATACCCTCGCTCGTCAGAGTAAGGAACGGTTTGCGGGATCACGGCCGCCGCGGCCGGAGCAATAGCCGACGACGCCGAGGCCACCAGCAGCGCGGCCGCGCTGATAAAGTCGTCGTGGCCGGCGATCTCGGGCACGAAGAAGCGCAAGGTTCGGTTTGGTCGGACTTCCCGCCGGCACTCTTCGGCTTCGTGCCACCACTCGGCCGACGCGCGATCGTCCGGGCCCGCCCGGTACCAGCGCAACCGGCCAGAGCCGGCGGCGGCCAACAGGCTATAGCCCAGGTCGGACTTGCGGACGCTGGAGAACTTGACCGGCTCAACCCGGTCCTCGCCGAGGGCCGTGAGAAGGAACTCGGCCAGGGGAGCGCCGACGCCGGTCGCGTCAACCGAGACGTGCGAGACGGCCCAACGTTGCAACAATTCCAGGAGCGTTTCGTACTGGTCACGGTGCTTGCGACCGGTCCACCACTCGCAATGAACCACGTCGACGAGCGGCTCCCGGCCACCATCGCCGACCTCGACCACGTCAACCCGGCCGATCAGAAGGACGGTCGCATCCTGGCGCGGTTTGCGTTCGCGGGCGAGCTCGTCGGTAACCTCTTCGCCCGACCCGGCGACGTCCAGACCGGCGACGTAGAAGCCGGCGCCGGGATCGCCGATCCGCTCGTGATCGCCGTGCAAAGCCGAGAGAGTCGCCGGCGGAAAGAAGCGATCTTCCTGACCGATCGTTTTCAACTCGTATTGAGTCTGAAAGAGCGGATGCTCCGGTCCCAGCCGATCCCGCTCGCCTTCGACGTAGCGGCCATACGCCGGGTTGCTCTCCGCGACGACGTACCAGGGGAACCGGTAATTGCGCGGCCGGCCATCCTTCGCGGTGGCCACCTCATTCGCCTGGATCTGACGGTGCAGGAGAGTCCGGTCATCCCAGGCGGTACCGAAAAGTACCCGGGTAGCGCCCGTCGACGCGGCCATTGGCGAGAGATCCCGGTCATAGCGCGTCGAGTCGACGTCTTGCGCCTCGTCGACTTCGAGCAAAAGCGAAGCGGTCGCGCCGACGATTTGAGAGCCGGGCGCGGTGGAGAAGAAGAGGATCCGGGCTTGACCGACCCGGATGATGTAGCCGAACTCGCCGCGCCATCTCCCGGCCGTGATCGGCGAGGCTTCCAGCATGGTGCGGAGTCGGAGAATGGAGTTAACGATCTGCGGCTTGAAAGTCGGAGCCGCCTTGACGATCGACACCGACCGCTTCTGACTACGCGCGAGCAAGAACGCTTCGAGCTGGGCGCCCAGTTCATTCTTGCCGGCCTGCCTAGACATCATCACCGTCAGCACGTCGCCCCGGTCCTCTCGAATCGAACCCAGGATGCCGGTTGCCGCTTCGAGCTGGTAAGGACGCAACGCCCGACCCAGCACGTAGCGACTATAGATGGACAGCCGAGAGAGCGCCGAACGCAAACCGTCGTCGACCGACACCGCATTGCTCACCTCAGAACGTCTCGGCGTCATCGGGCGAGCGTCCGGTACAGGTCGATCAAGATGGAACTTGCCAGGGCGATCAACAGGCCGTTGATCTTCGTTTCCATGCGTTCCACCTGACGGGTGAGGTCGTCCAACCCGCGCCGAGTAACCAGCTCGAACGCGGTCGGATCCTCACCTTCCCGCCCGGTGTGGCGAATCCTTTCCCTCTCCAGACCCCTCATCGCATTCCATCGTCGCGTGGCTTGCCCCAACGCGCCCTTCAATCGCCCCAT